CACAGAGCCGAACAGCCCCTGTCAGGATCGAACTGACTCATACGGCGGTCAAGGCGCCGTGCCTTCCCATTTGGCGAAGGGGCATTATGGGCAGTCCTTCCAAAGCTCAGTTCCACAAGTCTTCACTACCACGTGATTATCTCTGTTCCGACTACGCATAGCCGGTCACAGCTTCACTCGCATCCCCTGTGAACAGTTCACTGCCCTGTTAGTATTTCATTTCCATAATCGGAACGGCAGGATTTGAACCTACATTACAAAAACGGCGGCGAAGCCTGTAAACTCTATCCATTTGAGTTACGTTCCGAAATGCACCATATCCCCAAAGGTGCGTCCTACTTCCGCATTGCCAGACCGCTGCGTTTTCAGATTTCTCACTCGACTGGCTTTCTGGGTGCCAACAGGAGGAGGATTCGTTTGTTCCCGCCGTACATCCCCTTCATGAAGGGTTAGGCCCTACTTGGCTTAATGCCAATAGGCGGGATCTCAGGATTACTGCAAACCTCTCTGGTTTAACGTGGAAAGATACCACGGCATCGGAACGGCAGGAATCGAACCTGCTCAGTGGTTATTCCCCTGTTTCCGCTGCAAGACCGCTCTGTACAGAGTCAAGGCTACCTTGTTCAGTCGGTGTCCTATTACCCATCACCCGCCCCTGCGGGAAGGCTCCCAATGCCCTACGTTCCGAAGTGGGCCGTCCATCCAAAGATCACCAAACAGTCGTATTCGCTCCGTGCGATTGCTCCGTTCCAAAACGGTAACGGCTTTAACTCTGTTCCGGCTGTGAACCGTTCACGGCCCCGTTAGTATTTCATTTCAATATCCGGGCAAGGAATCGAACCTTGCATAATTACATCTGAGAAATGCAATCACCTCTGTTCTCAGCACCAGCGCGTCTACCCTTTCCGCCACCGGATAAATTGCGGATAACTGGTTCGTCCGGGGCAGACGTGTTATCCGCGTGATCCCCTTGCAGTTCTTAGGGTGTTCCGTAATGCTGCCAATTATGTCCCCAGTGTGTGTTTTGTTAAGGCGGTTCCGGCTCCGCCATAAGATCATCAATACTCCTCCAGTGCTTGGAGCACGAGCATGATGTCATTATCAATCTCATCCGTCTGGAACGCCCCCAGTGGAACCTTCGCTGTACTGCCGTCAGCAGACAGCAGGAACTTATACTTCCCGTCCTGCCGGACCGCCCAGACGACCGTGGTCATCTTGCTTTCCAGTACCAGTTTCTCGAGCTTCCGCCCGTTTGTCTTGATGCGCGTCCTGACGATTCCGTTGTCATCCGATACAGTCTCGGAGTGGCAGAGAATAATGACGGTCATGTCGCTGCGCATTTCGAGGCACTGGTTAATCAATGCCCAACCGGTCGCAGCCAGGTCGTACCATGCGTTCCTCTTATCGTCTTTCGCGCTCATGGCGTGGATCCGCATCTCTTCGGCAACCATCAAACCATTCAGAGTATCAATGACAACATATTTGATGTGCTTGAACTGCTCTTCCGTATTGATTTTCTTGAGAAGCCCGGAAGTAACAGCGAAACTGTCTGTGGCCCAATAGTTCTTTCGTCCTGCGGAATACTGCGTTCGCCATCCCTTCCAGTTCAGCCCCTTCTTGTCAGAGTCGATGTAGAAGGTCTCATCCGGTGGAAGGTGTCGCATGGCTGTAGTCTTGCCGGAGCCAGACTCTCCCATCACGCCTATTACGGCAGCCATGTGCTCACCTCCCTCATCGGATCCGCAGGCTCTGTCCCTGCTCGAGGTGGCACCAGTCGAACTGGTCGCCGTCTTTAATTGCCTGCTTGATTGCTCCAGAATCAATCTCGGGATCCTGCGGAATCAGGAACTTCTTAGGAATGGCAGCAGGATTGTCAATTTTCAGCGCAGGCGGGTTCTTCTGGATGTAGAAGCTGAAGAGGTTCGTCTTGAACTTCGTCTTGCCGGTCAGCTCCATGGCGCCCTGAAGGGTGCCCCTCATGCGCTTCACGTTCTCTTCGAGTGACTTCGCCCGCTTAATCAGGCGTTCTCCCTCCGCCTTGGCGCCTGCTGCCATGGCGGATGCTTCCGTCATTACCTTGGCATAGTTCTCGGCCTTTGCTTCAAATTCACCGTCCAGTCCCTCCATGGTATCCCGCAGTACTTCCGGATCCATGTCAGGATCCTCGAGCAGCTCCAGCAACCGGCGGTAATCATCTGTAAGTTCATAGATGGTAGCCATTATTTCACCTCCTCTGCTGCAAGCTGAAGAATCGTGTCGGTGATATCGCAACCGTAACGATCCTTATAGAAGGTCTTGGCGACATCAGCATTTCCATTTGCCAGTGTCAAGTAGCGCATGTAGAGCCTTGCCCGCTCCCTGTCGCTGGCGAAAGAGATTCTTGCACTATTAATTGCCGAATTGACCTTGTTCACCACCTCGAAGCGCTTTTTCTGCTTCTCGTTGAATTCGCTCATCAGCTTTTTGTTTTCTTCTTCAGCAGTTGCCCTCTGCCTGATAAGCTCTTTCAGTTCGGAATACCTGATTTCGGAATAGGACCTTGCCTCTTCCACAATCGCCGGATCCAACTTCTTCCGGTCGTCAACAATCCTATTGTATCTGCCGTATCCGGGAATGCTATAATCGTAGTCCGTCGTACATCTGGACTTCAGACTGTTGATATAATCAGCAAACTCCGCAGCCTCTGTCTTATCCAGGAACTTAAAATCAAATACCTGCCAGTATGTAACATCCTCTTCCGGAAGCTCCGGAACCGTTGCATACATCGGCTTGGCGATTGACAGCGGAGCACCACAATATGCGCATTCAAGATCAATCAGTGTTTCAATCTGTTCATCTGTCAGGGCAATCAGTTCTTCCCTGCTCATTTCGTTTAACCTCTTCATCTCCAACCCTTATCCTTCCTTAACCTCTCTAATTCATTCAGTGCCTCGTCCCGTGTCTGGTGCCATGCCGTCTTGGGCATCAGGCTCCACCACATGCCGACAGCCTGAAAGACAACTCGCCACAGCTGCCGGTCAACGACCAGCCATGGCATCACCGTATATTTCCTGCGCCCGTCCGTGTACACGGGCATCTTATCCTGTTTCTTCATTCCGTCGCCCTCCCGAGATACTTGTCCAGAAGCGGACGGAAAATCAGATATCGATTCGTCAGCCCCCTGCCACCTGACCGGATGACATGACCGATAGGCAGCTTACCCTGCTCCATCAGATACCGGACGGTATATGGAGCCATTCCGAGCTCGGCAGCTGCGGAACTGACGGAAATGCGCTGGTTATCTGCCATAATGCAGACCTCCCTCACTATCTTCATACTCCTCCCACCAGTTCCCCAGCTCCTCAGGATGAGCCTCATCGAAGCAGACCTCCCTGCCGGTAGCATGGCAGGGCTCTTCGGTGCCGTTGACGGGGAATGACTTGTCGAGCGGCATTTCCTCGAGATTTCTCGTGAACATTGTTACCTCCCTTCTGTTCAATTATCTTGAACTCTCAATGTAAAAAAATAAGCCTGTATATCCCCGTCTTTCAGTCCGAGGATCTTCACAGCCTTGTGTATTTCCGGCTGTTTCCACGCAACCCGGTTGGACAGCTTCATCGAGCAGGTGTGCTCTGACCAACCGATCTTGTTCGCGAAAATAGCTTGGGTCCCACACACCTCTCTGATCTTTCCAAGCAGCTTGGAATAATCGTACGCCATTACTCCACCTCCTCTCTGTTCAAGCATCTTGAACAACAAGAATATACCATATCGTCATTCATGAATCAATAGTTTTCTTCAAAAAAAATGAACAAATCTTATGCTATTGTATTGAACTTAAGTTCAAAATATTCTATAATATTGCCTATAGCAAAGGAGGTGAAAAAGACATGACAAAAGAGACAACAGCAGTTCGCCTGCGACGGATAATGGATGAAAGAAACCTGCGACAGGTGGATGTATTAAGGATGTGCGAGCCGATATGCCGACAACACGATGTCCGTCTCGGACGGAACGATTTAAGCCAGTATCTTTCGGGAGTCGCCACACCAAGGCAGGATAAGCTGACGGTGCTTGCTCTGGCACTCAATATTTCCGAAGCCTGGCTAATGGGATACGATGTTCCTGTTCAGCGGAATTTCTCATCAGTAGAAACTCGCTCCGTTCCGCTGATTGGTCAGATTGCCTGTGGAGAGCCAATTGAAGCGCAGGAAAGATTCGAATGCTATGTCGAAGCAGGTAGTAGGGTCCCCGTTGATTTTTGCCTGAGAGCCAGAGGAGACAGCATGGTCAATGCGAGAATATATGACGGAGATATTGTTTTTATTAGGAAACAACCCACAGTGGAGAATGGCGAAATTGCTGCTGTATTGATTGGCGACGAAGCCACACTCAAGCGAGTCTATATGTATCCGGAAGAGCAGAAGCTGGTGCTTCAGGCGGAAAACCCGTCGTTCGCTCCGCTCGTCTATGTTGGATCTGAGCTGGAGAAGGTCAGGATCCTCGGGAAGGCTGTGGCGTTTCAGTCGGATGTGAGATAGTAATCAACCCGCTATAGTATTTATATAGCATTTGCTATAGCGGGCTTATATAAAGGAGGAAGAAGATATGTTTAAGAAGTCACTGTTGTTAGCTGCGATTGCAGCAGGATTGATGTCGATGACGGCACTGGCGGAGTCGTATGCGCATCTGGAATCAGTGAAGGGCAACGTGGATATACTTGGCGTGGAATCGTTCAGTAATGTAAGTGGTGATTATGTAATCGTATATGGGCAATATGAAAACACCACCTCCTCATCAACCTCTGCTGGCTCTGAATTTATATTATATGTATATCAGGGAGGGATAGAGCTTGATTCTGGATATCCGGCATTAACCGCTAGTGATGTACATGAGACAAAAGACATGTACACTAAAATCAGACCGGGCGCTACAGTGCAATTTTATACATCATATAAACTCCCTAATACTACAGATCCTGTTGATATAGAAATCTATCCACTTGGCTACCGTGACATGGTTGTTGAATGCACCCTTTCCATGAATAGCGAACTGGAAGCAGCGTCTGACAACCAGTACACTCCCGGCGACCTGACCGAAGCAGCTCCGAATCCCTACGAAGAACGCATCGCAGCCCTTGAAGCCCTCGTCGCCGACCTGACTGCCCGCATCGAAGCACTGGAAGCGAAATAAAAATACCCGCCCTGCGACGGCAATCGCGAGAGCGGGTTCCACAGATGTCCCGGCAAGGACATCAATGGATGACTGAGCATCCATAGTATAACATCTTTGAGGAGGGAATACTATGCCTAAACGTAAGAAATATCCAAGATTACATAATTCGTTCGGAAGCATCCGTTATCTGGGCAGGAACCGCGCTAACCCCTATGCTGTGCATCCACCTGCGACGGAAAGAGATCAATCCGGACGATATCTCCGTCCGACGGCACTGTGCTATGTCCCGGACTGGTACACGGGATTCGCCGTCCTGACCGCCTATCACGCAGGCACGTACAGGCCCGGCATGGAGTTTGAGATCCAGCAGGAGGTCGTGCAGTCCATGACAGATCTTGACGCCTTCTGCCGACGGGTCATCAGCGACTATTCCTCCGTGGCGCAGGTTGACAGCAGGGCGGATCACGGCCCGACATTTGCAGATGTTTATCAACAATATTATGATTGGAAATACGGCGAATCAGCTGCCAAGAAGCTGTCTCAGAGCTCCGTCAGATGCACCACTGCTGCCTTCAAGCGTCTTTCCGTTTTGCATGATCGTGAAATGACAAGTATTACCCTGGATGAACTTCAGGCAGTCGTCAACTCCGACCAGGGCAGTCAGGCGTCCATTGAATTAATGATCACGCTGATCAAGCAGATGTATCGGTATGCGATCCCGCGCCACCTGTGCGCGGAAGATGTGGGACGGTATATCCAGCTGCCGGCGATGCAGGGAGACGAACACGGCGTGCCGTTCTCTGACGAGGAGCTGTGCACCATCTGGCAGCGCAGGAGTGATGCTACTGCGCAGGCACTGCTGATCATGTGTTACAGCGGATTCAGGGTGTCCGCATACAAGACAATAGAGGTCAATCTTGACGAAATGTATTTCCGTGGTGGTGTCAAGACTAAATCCAGTAAGGACAGGATCGTGCCTATCCACTCCGGCATTGCTGACATGGTGCCCGGCCCCGGTCTGGACCTGCTCAGGATGTCTCAGTCCGCGATCCGGAACAGGATGGATGCGTTTCTGGAGCAGGCCGGAATTGAGCGCCACACCCCGCACGACTGTCGACACACATTCAGCAGGCTGTGTGAGAAGTATGAAGTGCGAGAAGCTGACCGGAAGAGGATGCTTGGTCACTCATTCGGGCAGGACATCACCAACAGCATATACGGTCATCGTACCGCGGAGGAGCTCCGGGCGGAAATTGAGAAGATTAAGTTTGTGGGGAATTGTGACCATTAGAACCGAATAAACCGAAATAAATGAATATTATTCAATATTTATACATTCCAGCAAATCGGCCACCAGAGCCACCTTGTCGCGCATCTCCACATTTTCTATGCATTCAATAATCAGCATACTATTAAAACTGTGTTAAGAATTGCTTGCTGAAGATCCGCATATTTACAGGGTTTCCGTGTGCGTTGTGACTATCTTGTGACCATTAGACCGCACCATACGAGAATGAATAAATATTAACTTTTATTTATTTGTAAATTCATGTTGACATTTAAATAAACGTATGCTATATTATAAGCGTAAGGAACATAGGGGAACAACAGATCAGGGAGGAAAGCAATGGCAGTCAGGATATATGGGAAGAACCTTAATTACAGGAAGGTAGAAGACGAAAAAGGCCGTGAGATAATCAGGCAGATCGAAATCGCATACAGGGAATATGAAACGACCGGAGAACTGGTTGGTGCTGGATCCGAAGATTTTAGCCCGGAGCGCGAGAGCAGGGAAGTTGAAGATCGTTGGGTATGGACCTGGGACGGCCAGAGACTTAACAAGGGCGGCAAGAGATGGTTCGAATGTGCGGGGCTGATCAGGTTCCGCAAGAGCGAAAAGGCGGCTGTCAAAGCCTACTTGCAGACGAAATACAATGCAGCAGTATTACAGCTGAGATAATCCAATTACCCGCTCTGGAGGTTACGAGGGCAGAAAGGACAGAAATGAAGGTAAACGCATTGACAGGGTTGATGAACGACTTCGGAACAAGACCACGCATCAAGGTTTTGAAACACACGAATGACTGCACACTTCTTGTTTTTGAGGGGAAACCGCAGAACATGGGTGAGGAAATCGAAAAGCTGAAAGTGAACAGTTTCACGGTTCTCGGCGAAGGGTTTATAGAAATACACACACAGTAAAAACCGATACCCGCCACGGAGTTTACGAGGGCAGAAAGGAAAAGAGCATGAAGATGCAATTTGAAGCATGAGAAGGAGGAACTGTTATGAAGTGCTATATTCCGGTGTATGAGGACGGTGTTTTTACAGAGAATTACGAATTCATTGGCGAATTCGATACACCGCATGAGGCAGCAGTGTATGTGAGAACCGTATTAGACATGGATCCGAGCGAAGTGGGAATCTTCACAACGGAAGGATGCATCTGGGGCGATTCAGACGTACTATGATGGAGCAGATAAACAGGGAGGGCAAATGAAAGCATTCACATTCAAATGGAAGGGCGATCCCGTCATGACACATGACCGCCAGACTGCCGAAGAGTTCATCCGGCAGAATAAGGATTGTTGCAGTGTAATCGAAGAGATCGACAGTAGGAACTTCTTCGAACTCCGGTTTGGGAAGAAAGTCCCAATGATCGAGCTCGATGGCGGGAAATTCTACTTCGGAAACGAGTACCGGAAATATTACTCCCTGATGAACAGGGTAATCGACGGTAAGCGGTATAGCGTCAAGACTGCCGAGCAGGTCGCAGCAGTATACGGCTCCGATCCAGACTGGAACGAGGAGCTTTACCGAAAACAGACAGGAGAATATTTCCTGTACTGCGCCGGAACCAGTAAAAGCAAATATGCGGTGCGGGAAGGGAATAAGTTCTTTCCTGCATCTGTAATCAAACCACTATCCATGGTGGAAGCCAAGGAGTGGGCAGCGGATAACGTTGGTCCGGATAAGTACGAAGAGATCTTCGGCGTTCCGGATACGGAGAAGCACACGACCTGCACATTCAGCCTGTCGGCCAGAACGATATCCAGGATATCGTCACTCGCAGCGACATGGGGCTGCGGGAAGTCAGAAGTGGTTGAGAGAGTAATTGAGAATTATTACAACATTTAATTTCGAGAGGTGAAAACGAGGTGTGGAAACACGCCGGGGTTCTGGAGGTAAAAGATGGCTAAATATGATATTACATACAGATGCGGTCACACGGGCGTGGTTAATCTCGTCGGCCCGACCAAGGAAAGACAGTATAAGATCGACTGGTATCAGTCCGAGGAATGCCCGGACTGCCAGTATGTACACGTGAAGGAACGGGCAAAGGCAGCAGGACTCCAGGAGCTGCGCGGGACGGAACGGCAGGTGCATTGGGCGGAATTCATTCGCGAACGCGGACTGAAGGAAATGGAAGAGGGTGTCAAAACATTCGAGAGGCTGGCCCGTGAGGCTGAAGCCTACCACAGAGAGGCCGGCTTCGACCTGAGACATGTGTACATCGCAATGGACAGGATCAGGTCGCAGACATCCGCTTCCTGGTGGATCGACAATCAGTACGAATTCGGGCACATCCTGCGAGATACGCTGGAAGAGGTGGCCACCGACATGACCAGACTTCCGGAAGAGTCAGCCCGGCAGCTGGCAGAGGAAGAGATGATCCTGAAGCCAGAGGACGGACGGAAGGCTGTTGTCTGTGAGATCACCATCAAAGACGACTGCGTTACCGTGAAGAGCGAATACGATCCGGACATGCCTCCGGTCGTTAAGAAATACGGATTTAAGTGGAATGGGAAAACGTGGAAAAAGGATATCACGTTCCGCAACGCGCCTGCTGATGAGCGTGCTGTCGAGATTGGCAACAAGCTCCTGTGCGCAGGCTTTCCGGTCAAGATTAAGCCGGAGCTGCATGACAAGGTGGTCAATGGTCAGTACGATCCGGAGCACACGAGATGGATCTCACATCTTGTTAAGCGGAACATGTTCAGTATTTCGTGGGACTATCGGCAAGATCCAGACATCCAGAATGCCGTCAGCAGGGTTCCGAGTGTCCGCATGGGCAGATACGGCGAGGCAGAAGCGCCGGTATCGGCGTGGGAAGCGATACTGGAAATGGCTGAGCTCAACGACTTCCATCTCAGTCCAGGAGCGCAGGAGGCAATCGCTGAGTACCGGAGCAAGTTGGAAGTGGTTAATCCCACTGCCGGAGCTGAGAAAGTCTATGAGTCTCATGAAGACGAGTTGAAGAAAATCCTTGATTCCAGTCGTGACGTGCTGGATGATCTAAAGGAGGAAAATGGTTAATCCCATCACGGACCTGCTGCCGTATCAGCAGGAAGCGGTCAATAAGCTCCGTCAGCTGAAAGTCGGAGCGCTATTCATGGAGCAGGGCACCGGAAAGACCCGGACCGCCCTCTCCCTAATCAGTCCTAGGCTCGCAGCCGGTAAGGTGGACTGCGCGCTCTGGCTCTGCCCTTGCAGCGTCAAAAGGAATCTGAAAGAGGATCTCATCTTCCACTGCGGTGGAATGCCGGAAGAAATCGTGATCCGGGGTATTGAGAGCTTGTCCTCTTCCGACAAGCTGTATATGCAGCTGATGAAGTTGGTCGAAACGCATAATGTATTCCTGATTGTCGATGAGTCAAATCTGACGAAAAACAAGTTGGCGATTAGAACCAGTCGCATCATCGAGCTGTCGAAGCATTGTCGATACAAGCTGATCTTGAACGGTACACCGATCAGCAAAAATGAAGCCGACCTATTTGCTCAATGGTATATCCTCGACTGGAGGATCCTCGGCTACCAGAGTTACTACAGTTTCGCTGCCAATCATCTGGAGTACTGGACGATCAAATTGCCGGACGGAAGGGAGTATGTCGATAAGAGCAGGATCAGGCGGGTGCTTAACGTAGATTACCTGACGGAGAAGATAGCCCCGTACACCTATCAGATACGGAAAAGCGAGTGCCTGAAGCTCCCGAGGAAAAACTACAGGACCGTACTGTTCTGGATGCTTGAGCACCAGGAAGAAGAATACCTGAGAGTCAAAGACGAGTATCTGCTGAATGTAGACGAGATGAAATCTGAGACTATATACAAATATTTCGCAGCGCTTCAACACATCACATCCGGAAGAAATGTTCTTTCGGATCCGGATGAGCGGATGCAAACAGAGCCGATGTTTGATAATACGCTAGAAAATCCGCGCATGGCAATGCTGTTGAAACTGCTTGAGGATAATACCGAAAAGTGCATTATATTCTGCAAGTACCAGTCTGAAATCAATGAGATCATGACTATCCTGCCAAACTCAGTGGAATTTACAGGCAGACTGTCACAGAAGAAACGCCAGGAAAATAGGGAGAAATTCCGAACAGAGGCCACATACTTATTGGCAAATAAATCGTGTGGCGCATATGGACTTAATCTTCAGTTTTGTCATAGGATAATATTTTACAATAATGATTTTGATCTGGCCACGCGTTTACAGGCGGAAGACCGGGTGCACCGAATTGGCCAGACGCATGAGGTGGAAATTATTGATATCTGCGCAAGAAATACAATTGACGCCTTTATCGTCAACTGCCTGACAAGGAAGGAAAATCTGGCAGAGGCGTTTAAACGGGAGGTGGAACGTGCAAAAAAGATATCTGGACATAAATGTATACCAGGCAGCACAACAACGGCTTGAATATATCTTTTCAGAATTTGAGAATGTACTTATTGCTTTCTCCGGAGGCAAGGATAGCAGCGTGCTTTTAAACATGGCATATGATTATGCCAAAGAACACGGCTGCCTGGAAAGAGTATCAATGTATCATCTGGACTACGAAGCACAGTACCAGATGACGACAGACTATGTAGCAGATACATTTAACAGCTTTCCGGGAATTGGTAAGTATTGGCTCTGCCTTCCATTGGGCGCCCAGTGTGCCTGCCGGATAGACGGAGATACGTGGATCCCGTGGGCGAAGCAGGACAGGGATATATGGGTAAGGGATATGCCAGACAATCCATATGTCATCAACGAAGACAATGTGCCGTTTCCGTTCTACGCAGGACAGAGAGATTACGAAGTGCAGGACAATTTCGGATACTGGTTTTCAGAACAGCACGGAAAGACGGCTGTCCTAATCGGGATCCGAGCGGACGAAAGCCTGGACCGATACCGCACCATCAAAGGAAACAATCACGTCAACACGTACCGAGACACTAACTACATATACTGGCGGAAAGATCTGACATATGTCTGCTATCCTATATACGACTGGACGGTCAACGACATCTGGACATACAACGCGAAATTCCAGAAACCGTACAACAAGCTGTATGATCTCTACTATCAGGCGGGACTTAATGTGGATCAGATGCGTGTAGCATCACCGTTTAACGACTGTGCGATGAACACGCTCGCACTATATAAGGTGATTGATCCGCAGAACTGGGGCAGGATGACCGGGCGTGTAAACGGCGTCAATATGGCAGGGCTGTATGGTGGCACGACCGCCATGGGCTGGAAGTCCATCACGAAGCCGAAGCATTTCACATGGAAAGAGTATTGCAATTTCCTGCTGAACACGCTCCCCGGAAGATGTCAGGAATCATTATATCGAGAAGCTGAACACATCTATTAAATTCTGGAAAGAAAAAGGTGGAGCTCTTTCCGACCAGACGATTCAGGAGCTGGATGCCAGCGGAGTCGCGTATCGAAACAACGGAAAGTCGAGTAAGATATCTGATAAGGATGTGATCACGTTTGACGATTATCTTGACGATGCGGATGTGACAGATTTCAAATCCGTCCCGACATATAAGCGAATGTGTGTGTGCATCATCAAGAATGACTACAATTGCAAGTACATGGGGTTTGCCCAGAACAAGGCAGAGACGGAAAGAAGGAGGAAAGCAATTGAAAAGTACGGAAACCTTTAAGAGCCCGGTATATAACGTTATCGCTGTTCCAATAGAAAAGATACGAGCGAATACATACAATCCAAACCATGTAGCACCACCGGAAATGAAACTGCTGTACCAGTCAATAAAAGAAGATGGATACACCATGCCGATTGTGTGCTATTATATCAAAGACGAGGACATATATGAAATCGTAGACGGTTATCATAGATACACCACCATGCTGCTGCACAAGGATATCTATGAACGCGAAGGCGGAATGCTTCCCGTATCTGTAATTGATAAGCCGGAAACAAGTCGCATGGCGTCCACGATCCGTCATAACAGAGCCAGAGGATCGCACAGTATCGAGCTGATGACCAGCATTGTGGCAGAGCTGACTAAAGCAGGGATGTCCGATGCCTGGATCATGAAGAATATCGGTATGGATGCGGAAGAATTGCTCAGGCTGAAACAGCTGAGCGGATTGCAGGAATTATTCAAAGACAATGATTTTGGGAGGGCGTGGGTATGAGAAAGAGTTTGGAAGACCTGCCGAAGAGCATGGTCCGTAAGGTTGATGACTATCCGGGACTGCCGGAAGAGCTGAAGGAGCTCTGCTACTGGCTGTCGGATTCCGGATACAACATCATGGCAATTCCGGAGTCAGTGCTAAAAGAGCACTTTGGCGCCATGGATCTGTGGCGGTTCGAATGTCCGATGCCGGTGAAGTACGTGCTGGAGAAGGGCTACAAGTGGTTTGAGGACTATCTGGTGGTGGATACCCCGTATAGTCACGATTTCGGATTGATAGTTGACGATAAGTACACAGAGTTTTAAGCAGAAAAGGAGGCAGGGTTAATTCCCCGCCTCCTTTTTTATTCCCAAGAATTTATTCCCAAGAAATTCCCAAGTTTCTCCCAAGTTTCTCCCAAGTTACGCATTCAGCAGATACTTCCATGTCCGCTCCGCCACGCTGCCGAAATTGATTCCGCTCATACCGTGATCCTTCTGGAATGCTGTGATTGCATGCGCCGTGTTCGGCCCCAGCTGCCCGTCAACTGTCAGCTGATATCCGTCAGCGCCGACATAGCCGAGCGCATTCAGGATCCGCTGGATCGTCTTGATCTGCGGATCCTCAGCGCCCTGAAGGAACTGTTTCAGCTCGATGGTGCAGGTGCCGGGAATCAGATTGACCTCCGGCTCTTCCGGATCCGCTTCTGCTGCATCGTAGTGCGGGCAGATATAGCCACGGATGTACCTGCCGTTGACACTCAGCGTCCTGACCATCACCTGATTATTGTAGTTGCCTTCAACGACTTCCATCGCATTTCCGGACACCTCAATCACCATTCCGACATGGTCAGGTGTGCCGACATTGTCGCCGTTTCCGGAATCCTGCCAGTCGTACATGATGATGTCACCGGGCTGCGGGACGAATGCGTCATCCTCAACCCAGATGCCCATCTGCTTGGCCCCCTCAATCATGTAATAGCAGCTGCACTCTATCGGAATCAGGTCTGTGTATCCCAGATATATTGCCAGTGCGGATATGTAGGTGGCGCACCATGCGTCCGTATACTGCACGGTATATCCACGGGGCAGCGGACGATATGCGTTGTAGATATCGATAATCTCACGGTATGACCCGTCAGATTCCTTTTTTCCGATCCATATCTTAGCCTGGCTGACGATCTTGTCTCTCGTCCTGCCCTCGTCAGATCCGAGGTAGCAATAATCCATATCAACGTTTCCGTTGATACCGTCAACATTTCCAGTGGCGCTGTACTGATGGTAGATGCACGGCACGTCCGGCCCTCCCTCATAGTCCGCCAACCATATCGGATAGTCATTGACGATTTCCGTCCCATACACATTGACGATGTAATCCATGTTGGTGTAGATGCCAACACGATAGCCTGCCCCCTCGATGCGGTGGCAGAACACTTCCGCCAGACGCTTAAGGGCAGCGTTGTTCAGATGGATACCACGCTGCTCCGCACTGGCCACAGTATCGTATTCCACATCGCACCAGACCATCACATCCGTCAGCCCTGCCCGGCGCAGGTTGTCGATACAGCTGTCCGCCTCCAGAACCGCTTCCTCGTCATCGATGGCGTACACAAAATGATATACGCCCACTACCGGCACTCCCGCATCCCGGAAGCCGTTGATGTGCTCGAAGAACCGGTAATCCGCCCGCTGCCGGCAGCCTTCCCGGACGATGGCGAAATCGATATGCTTAGCTGCCAGAACATAGCTCGATACCTTATTCCATTCCGATACGTCAACACCCTTAGTCATGCATCTCACCTTCTTCCAGTTCCGGAAGCCCTGCCAACGATGTCAGCAGCGATGCGACCGCAGCCAGTGCAGCAGTCCCCGCCACGACCTTCCAGTCGACCTCCGTGATTGATGCAGCTGCCGGCAGCAGCGCCACAGCAGTCTGCGCAGCTGTCTTAACCGCACGAATTCCCGCACGGTACAGCCATGCTCCCCAATCTCTCTTCATCTTCGGTCATCTCCTTCCTTTTCCAAGTTCTCAATCCGGTGATTCACACGCCGGAGTTCAGCGTCATGAATGGCACTGCTTTCCTCCAGCTTATACGTACGCTCAATCAGCGTATTGTGTTTCTCGACCTTCTTCTGCAACTCGTCTATTTTGTAAGTAATCAATGCTTCTGTCTTCTGCGACTGCGCATGATTGGTCATCAGGCAGACGACTAATGTGACCCCTGCGCTGATAAGTGCTGATATTACTGTGCTGTCCATGATGACTGCCTCCTTAAATAATTTCAGGCCGGGCACCTGATGGTGCTCAGCCTGGATTTAAATGCGTCCTTAAACACTGATATAAAGTTCCCTTTACATTAAAGTTACTTGAAATAAATATAATCTAATGTAGGAAGTTGCTCATTCGTTACAGAAAAACCTACGCACTGACCATAGGCACACGACAATCCGGTAGATGTATTAACCCATGTTTCTTTGGCTACCGCTGTCGGAAATACTTTATTATCTAAGGTTGTGAGGTTTTCGGTATCGGCAATAAATCCAAAACTAACAGAAACAGCCGTGTCGTTTGTTGTTGCTATGCACGCTTTTGTTGCGCCGTATGGAACTCTAACCATTTCAACCCCGCCTATAGCATATCCATATCTAATATGTAGGCCCTCATGGGTTTCATCATAATTCTGCGCAATAATATTCTGTGTATCAGATGCCCCAGATTTAATTACATTATTAGCTATGTCTATTGAATAACCTTGCGCTATTTTAGTTCCGTACTGTGGAATTATTGTTGCTTGCGTTATGGATGCAGAAGCAAAATGATTTCCGCAAGTTGCCGTAATCGTTGCGCTACCAATTCCGTGTATGGTTACCTGACCTGATGAAGATACTGTAGCAACGCTAGGATTTGACGATTCCCATATAATAGTATCTGTGGTATTCGATGGCATTACTGTTGCGGTCAAAGATTTAATTTCCTCAACAGTATCGAAAGTCAAAATATTTGCGTCTAAAGAAATCCCTGTACACGGTACGGGTTCAAAATATGAAATATGGTCAACTGCAACGTTTGAAAAATTTACATTATTGATTTTAATCGCATGTCCCATTAATTATTCCTCCCTCGATTATGACATATTTGGGCAAAAACGGTAGTAACCACGCAGATAGTATACGGAATTCGCAGGCATTGTTACCCTTTCGCCAATAACGGAAAAATACCCTTTGTTATTAGATACAAACGCTCCCTTCGAACCCGAATAATATGTGCGCTTACCAAGATCGCAGGTAGTATCAACTCGCATTTCTATCTTGTGATTCGTGCCATACGAAACAAGACCACTGGTCATATCATTTCCACTAACAATATTGCTATCAGAAGTATTAAATGGTATACGATTACTACCATCGATAAACTCCACCATGGTATATGTATTTCCGATTGAAACACACTGGAAACCATACCAAAGGCTCATTATAATTTCTTCTAATGGTACTAATTTAACATCTTCGCTAAATTTAATACCATCGAAAATCATATTATGATATTCCACAAGACTAGTTCTTCCACCGCCACCAGATTTAACACAATTATATGCCTGCACATTATTCGCCCATCTGATTTCAAATTTTAAAAACTTCCCACATCCAGAAGATACGGGTTTACCATCGGCGAAAAAATACACATATCTTGACGATGCGGTTTTATAGTTCGCCCCCATATTATCAAGGGTGTGGTTTCCTCCAGTAAAATCACTCGATGTTGCATCTGCGTGATATCCATCGGCATTATTGGTTACGAGAAATTGAAATGGTGCATGCATGTCTGTGTTTGAAGTCCATACATTTATTAAATCTGCTGTTTCGTAATTTTTCAGCGAACTTCCTTTTGGTTTGGTTTTTAATGCAGAAAAATCAAATAAACCGTTTGCTCGACCACAATTAAGAACCACAACAGCATCATATATATCATTGTATCCGTAGCTTAATAACAGATCTGAGCCAGAAAACTTATACTCATAACCGTAAAGTATATCAGACGAATCAAAGTTTTTCGTCTTAATATGCCCATTTTCTAACCTCAAAATCGCATTTCCCTGACTGTCAGCTATATCTAAATCGGACGTTGCATCTGAATCAGCGACCTTGACATTACCAACTATCGCATCTCCTACTGCTTTTGCATCCGCGGCTTTACCCTCTTGAGTAAGGGTAGCATCAACGGAAACTGACACATCAGCAGGAGACACCATCCCATCAGCACCGATTACCAATGCTTTCCCAGCGTCACTAACCGCTTGCTGTATATTAATCTTTCCTGACGATAATTCTGAAATATCATCTTGAATATCTGCAATATCTTGCATCGCATCCGCACTATCAAATTCTTTCGTCTTGATATGTCCGTCCTGTAATCTTACAATTACATTTCCAGATGGATCAGCAATATCAAGGTCTGGTTCTATGGCATCACTCTCTACAATCTTTGGATAATTCTGACTTAAATCGTTCTTTACGTTAGTGACCTCGTCGAGTGCTTCCTGTGCCGTCTCTTCCGCATCTGTGGTAATCTGGGATATCTCCGCCTCTTTCGCATCGACATACTCTTGCAGGTCTTCCGCAGTCTGCTGAATGTCGGCAGCAGCCTGGATAATCTCATCGGCGCGGTCGATGATATCCACCAGCTCACGGATTTCAGATCCGGAAATCAGCGTGTCCTTGTCCAGCGCAGCACGCTCGATGATGAGGCGGAAATTCGCCGTGTTAAGCTCCTTCTCGCTCTTGTACAGTGTCAGTTCGTAATATGACGTCCCCGCCACCGCCGTCATCTGCTGCGTGACGGAGACCGTGACAACATTGTCGGAAATTGCAGCGTCCAGATCAATGCCATTTCCGTCAGGCTTGGTGCCACGGATCGCAACCGTCGTCCCGGATTCGATGACGAATGTTCCACGACTTGCGAACAGCTCAAAGACGAGCTGCACGTCCGAGTCATACTGACTCAGGGTGATCGCCAGTGGCACTCCGCCCGGGCACATATCTAATTTATAGGAATGTGTAATCACCTTATTTTCCCTCCTTTATCAGCCTCTTCAGTTCGTCGATTTCCTCCTGCTGTCTCTGCACGGTCAGGATCAGCGGAGCGATGAACTCATCGTACCGCAGTCCGAGCGTTTCCCCGTCAACATATCCGCCGAATGCATCTTTGGCTATCTTCAGCCGATCCATGACCATCTTGACGTCCTGAGCAATCAGTCCGTAATGCTCCTGCGCAGGATCCTCGTTGTACCGGAAAGATACTGGCGTCACGCCCATAATCAGGTCGACCGCCTTTCCGTCCAGATAAGCTATGTCATGCTTGCTCCGCTCGTCTGATGTCTGCGTGTAGCCATTGAGCGAGTAGACCATATTCCACGGGCTGCTCTGCGTGCCGAGATCAATACCGCCGTTGCTCGGGCTGAAGCTACCGGTGCTGGCATAGACGGTATTCATGTACAGCGTGTTTCCGTTCGATGCAATAGAATTGGATCCGAGCCAGATTGCACCAGATGTTCCGATGTTTCCAGTGACGGTCAGTGCTCCGTCAATCGTAGCGTCTCCGTCAACATCCAAATCATTGTTAATCTGCGCATCATCTGTGTACAGCTTGCTCCACGGCGTCCACTGGCTGCCCAATGTCATCGACGAGTTGGCAGCAGGCACGAATGATGTGCTGTTCTGCCGTGTCCATCCGACATACAGGACGCCTGACTGAATATAGATCTGTGCGCTAGTACCCTGTCCCATGCTGTTTCGTGGCCAGAATGTAAGATCCCCGGCTAAGTCGATACCAACCGAGAATATCGAGCTTGTAAATGATGCAAAATCATTAAAGACAACATCCTCGTTAAACGTGGCGGTTGCCCCGAACGACACATCTGCGCCAGACATATAATGCACTGGCGCCTCAAACCATACGCCATCGGTAAATGTGGTCGGAGCCAACATTCCAGGCAGATACGCCTCGCCATTCGCTTTGATGTATGCAGTAGTATTTCCGGCAATCGTCGATGATATGATCATGTCTGTTGCAGACGTTGGTGGCAGAAGGTTAACGCTGACCTGACTCAGACCGCTTCCGGATGACTTGGAAATCGATCCCTCATTGATTGTCCATCCGCCCACTGTTCCGGATTTTAACAGGATCCCGTCCTTGTCCCAACTTCCGCACAACCTGTTCTGCGCATTGTAGATTTCCAGTACGCCGTCGACATTATTGGCGCCACCGAGTGTCAGTGTTCCGCCCTGGATCCGATCCGCCGACATGTGGCCGGATGTAATCAGGTCAGCACTCAGTGTGCCGGTCGTAATAAAATCGGCATTAATCTTGCCGTCCATCGTGATTGCGGTATCGAACGGACCATTGTATCCGTTGCTGCTGTGTCCGAATCCTGCAATATTCCACCGCCACAGGTTGAGTGCTGTACTGATGTCATCGTCATCCATTACCAAGATTTCGAATGGCTTTCTATCAGCATTCCGATTTATCATCACGCATCCGCCCAGACCGCCGGTAATCAGGTCCGTCGCTTCCGTGATTGCCTGATTCATGACGGACAATGTCGGAACTTCGTCCTTGATTTCCTGCACCGCCTGCGTGATGGTTGACGCCAGATTAGCCTGTATCTTTCCGATGGTCATCGTATCGTACCGCTCAGCCAGTACATCATATTGGACGGAAACTATCTCAGCTGTTGCGGAGACGCCTAGTTCCTCATACTGCACTGTCGTCAGATCACCGATTGCGAGGCGCTGAAGGATGGCGATATCCTTGTATTCTTCTGTCTGCCACAGCGGGACGAAAGAGAATTCCACAGATTCCGGAACGCCAGTCGAGCAGTTCTCCGTCACATATGTCGTCGCTGCCGTCCTCAGCTGAGAAACAGTCGGGCGGGACTTGAACTTCTCGGAGAAATTGACCGCAATCGCCATCTTCCGCCCGAAGGCAGCAGGCTGCGTTCCCCAGATGACCTGCTCCGGCAGCGTCACGCACGTTCCGCCGTCTCCGCTCTTCCAGTATGGGACAATGCCCGTCCACTCGTTGGAAATATCTGACACCTTTTCCAGTGCGGACAGATTCTTTCCGTACCGGATTGTTGTTCCGGTCGCCTGCCCACGCTGAGAGTGCAGCGTGACGGTAAATCCATCCCACTCATACTCACCGCCGTACAGGTCGAGGATATCGCCAAGGACAGCCCTGACGGACTTGGGTTCCGTCAGCTCGAAATCTGCTGCCGTGATGATATCGGAACTGAAAGTAAATGGATTCGTTCCGACGATATGACTGCTCAGCGCAGTCAGTGCTGTCACGCAGCTCGTCGCCGTGAATGGCATGGCAATCATCTTGCTCAGCTGATAGGAAATATGCTGAGCATAGACTGTCACGATACCGTTCAGCGGGCGTGAAATCTTGTATATCTGGAAGGGCTGAAGGTCCATCGTGTCATCATCGTGCCGGACGAGGATATATCTGTCCTCGGTGATGTCCGCATAATGCTGACCGGTGATTGGATACTGCATCTCCAGCTCATACTGCCCGTTCAGCTCTTCCGTTACCGTGCAGTGCGTGGCGTCAATCAGTCGCCCTATGCCGTTAGAGGTGAAAGCGGTTTCCGCTTCGTCGAATAGAATTGGATACATGCACTCACCTCCTTACAGCGTCCACCACCTGGGCGTAATTTCGACCTTAGTGATTCCGGAGTCGAATGTCACACCGTTGCTGCCGGCATGCAGTTCCGGAAATTCTCCATTGACCAGGGTGACATTCCCGTTGCAATTGACTGTCCCCTTATAGCATTCCTGCATATCACAATCGATATCCGTATACCCGTCTGCTGTATTGATGGTGATGAAGCTATCACCTACGCTCAGTGTTCCGGTACCGTATACACGTATCAGCGGTTTCGCCGTATGTACTGACGGGTTGAACAGCGTCCCGCCCGATACAGTGAATTCCTGACTGTACTCTCCGGATTTAAAATACATCTGGGGCTTGCACGTGAAACTCACACTGAACTGCCCGGCATGATTGAGCGCCGTCATTGACGGAGTAATTCCGGAGGTGATTGCAGCCATCCGGAAATACTCCGGGTGATAGCTGTCCTCAAGCCGGTGATAGCCCGGGGCTGCCAGAAGCTGACCGGCAAACCCCGTGAAATCACGTTCAAACTGGCGGGTGATTCCGCAGTTGTACGTTATGTCTACATTGTTGTATCGTCTGTTGCTGAGCAGTAGCTCCCCGTTCCTGCCCGGTATCGTCACGCTATTGAGGTCAGGAGCGGCCTTAGCCCATGTATCCTCGCCGGAAACCGTGACGCAATACTCACGGGTGCTTATTCCGTTGTAGATGAAAATGTGCATTGTCTCCCTCCTTACCTGAACACAGCCTGACGGCGCATGACATTGTTGTTGATACGGTATTCAATCTCATCAGCCAGTGCGGAAATGTCCTGACCGGGCTGACTGTACACGTTGACGGTCACACCGCCGTAATTGACATTCGACGCACCACCAGACGCAAGCACGGCACTGCGGATCATGTCGAGCAGGCTCTTCGTGCCGACTACTGTCTCGGATCCTGCCTCGCCCGCTCCGAGCAGCTTGCCGTTCATCGCCCCGAAGATGGTCGGATGGTCAAGAATCATTCCGGACTCCATGGCTTTGGCGTACCAGTTGACGCCAAAGGATGGAACGGAAACCGGATCCAATCCGAAACTGCCGAAACTGTAGATATGCGGAACCGGCAGATACGGCAGGGACCAGCTGAAGTTCAGCGCGCCCTTAAGTGCTGCCACTGAGTTCTGCACCGTAGTGATTGCATTCGACATGGCGGACGATACAAGCGTCTGGAAGGTGCTCAGTCCGTTCAGCGTCGCACCATTGGCGCCTGCCCATCCGTCACGGACGACAGCGACGATGCCACCACCGCCGGCAGAGGATCCCATGATACCCTCAATCGTGGTCTTAATCTTGGTCCATTCGGTATCGACCGTCGAGATGATGTAGCCAATACCAGTGCTTGCGCCCTTATCATACGTTGTCCACGCCATCCTCAGCGCGTAGCTGATTGCTGAGTAGGAGTTGCCGATCATGATGTCGTTGATCTTGGTCCTGATCTTGTCCCACTCAGTTCCAACTGTGGTTGCAATCTCGCCAATCTTGCTAGTTGCATCAGATTTGTATGTATCCCATGCTGTCTTCAGCGATGTCTGCAAGCTCTCCGGACCGGCACTGCCCGTCATTAACCCATCAACCTTGATTTTAATCTTGTTCCATTCAGTCGAAACCGTGTTGGCAATCTCACCTATCTTACTCGTTGCGTCGGCCTTGTACTCATCCCACGCTTTCTTCAGTGAAATATTGAGTGCGGTCTCGTCAACACCGAACATGATGCTGTTGATGTTGGTAGCGACCTTCTTCCATTCAGTCTCCGCTTCCGTGGCGATGTTCTGGATATCTGTCACAGCATCGTCTTTCATGCCTTTCCACGCAAGGTCGATTGTCTGCCGAAGACCGACCACTCCTTCACCTGCGCCAATAGCGTTGGCAACATTCGTGGCGATATCCTCAAATGCCTGCGTAACGGTCGTTTCCGTCTCCTTCGCACCGCGCCTGAATGCACCGAGGTCGGTATTGATACCCGCCTCGCCTGCGATGTCGGCATGGATGTTCTTCGCCATTCCGTCAATCTTGCCCTTCACATTGGTCGCGAATGTCTGGAAGTCCGTGGCAATTGTCTTCAGCTGCTCGTTGATGAGCGTTCCGAGACTCTCGAAGACAGCAGCCACATCCGTGTCAATGCCCTCGAACGCCTCGACAATCGTGTTCTTCATGGAATCAGACTGAGAGGACACAGACGCAAGCGTTGCATCCTCTTCGCCACCACCGAATCCGAACAGTGATGCGAACCACCCGCCGACCGCAGATGCAGCACTCTTGACGGCTGACCATGCGTTAGATGCCCATGTAGAAATGTCGCCGACTGCCTTACTGATGGCATCGCCGACACCCGAGAATGTGGTCGAGAACCACGATGTTACGCCGGATCCGTCTTCGGTCGTTCCGTCGCCGAATGCCTTCTTGATGGTACTCCATGCGCCCGCTGCCCACGAAGACACCGTGCTGACTGCATCGCTGAATCCTGTGCCAACGAAATCAAAGAATCCTGTGATGGACGGAGCAGCATTCCCCAGATTGTCCGTGATTGTCTTCCAGGCACCTTTCGCCCAGTTCGAAACGGCTGCTACCGCTCCGGAAATATTGTTGTCTCCGCTTGTCCCGAACTTGAACCAGCCAGTTATGGTGGACGCAGCCCCCGAGAGAGCTCCGGAGATAGTTTCCCACGCTCCCGACGCCCAACTGGACACGGCATCGACAGCACTGGCAATGTTGGTGTCTCCGTCCTTGCCGAAGCTGAACCATCCGGTGATTGTCTTCGCAGCGCCGGACAGCGCTCCGCTAATCGTTTCCCACGCGCCGGAAGCCCAGTCAGAAACCGCTTCAACCGCTCCGGCGATGTCGGCGTCATCGGAGCCGAACTTGAACCACGATGTAATGGAACTGGCAGCAGTCCCGAGCGCTTCTTTGATGGTGTCCCAAGCGCCAGAAGCCCATGAAGATACCGCATCAACTGCGCTGCCGATGTCAGCACCATCGCCCCCGAAGCTGAACCACCCAGTTATCGTACTGGCTGCACCGCTCAGCGCTCCGGAAATTGTGCTCCACGCGCCGGCAGCCCAATCGGATACAGCCGATACGGCAGAACTGATGTCAGAATCAGCATTACCGAATCCGAACCAACCTGTAATGGTAGATGCAGCAGAACCCAAAGCGCCCTTAATGGTTGTCCATGCTCCGTCTGCCCAGTCTGATACAGCAGCCACAGCAGACGAGATGTCAGCATCCGCGCCACCGAAACCAAACCAGCCGGTAATGGTCGTTGCTGCCGAGCCAAGAGCGCCTTTGATGGTAGTCCATGCTCCCTCGGCCCAATCGGAGACAGCTGCTACTGCGCTGCTGATGTCCGTATCGGCGCCACCAAAGCCAAACCATCCGGTTATCGTTGATGCTGCTGTGCCTAAAGCACCCTTGATAGTATCCCACGCACCGCTCGCCCAGTCGGAGACGGTAGCGACAGCAGAAGATATATCTGCATCCTCTCCGCCAAATCCGAACCAACCGGTGATGGTGCTTGCAGCCTTGCCGAGCGCACCGGTGATTGTATCCCAAGCACCAGACGCCCAATCAGACACGGCAGATACGGCACCGGAAATATCCGCACCTTCTCCGCCGAACGTGAACCAATCTGTTATGGTGGATGCAGCCTTACCTAACGCACCTGTAATGGTCTCCCAGGCTCCGGACGCCCAAGAGGAAACCTTGCTAACTGCCTGAGAAAATCCGGATCCCTCACCGTTATCGACCGTAAACCAATCGACTACACTGGAAGCGAATCCAGAGAATGCTCCGGAGATTGTGTCCCATGCTCCGCTCGCCCAGTCTGAGACCTTACTGACAGCCTGGCTGAATGGAGTACCTTCCCCGTTGTCCACAGTAAACCAGTCAATCACGGACTGCCCGAAACTGCTGAAAGCACCGCTGATAGTTTCCCATGCACTGGACGCCCATCCAGATACCTTTTCGACGGCCTGAGAGAACTTACTGCCGGATCCATCATCGAATGTGAACCAGTCAACGATTGCAGTCCCGAAGGTGGAGAAAGCGCCCGAGATGGTCTCCCACGCGCCGGAAGCCCACGAAGAAACCTTGCTCACTGCCTGTGAAAAGCCACTGCCCTCGCCGGTATCCACCGTGAACCAATCGATAACAGCAGAACCAACTGTCGACAGTGCTCCGGAAATCGTATTCCATGCACCGGATGCCCATGAAGATACTTTTGCAACAGCCTGCGAGAATCCAGTACCTTCGCCCGTGTCGACCGTGAACCACTCGACCACGGATTTCCCGAATCCACTCAGCGCACCGGAAATAGTCTCCCATGCGCCACTGGCCCACGAGGATACTCCGCCGACTGCTGCCAGTACAAGGTCGCCCGTGCCGGAGAACCACCCGCCGATGGTGCTTGCAGCGTTTCCGAAGAAGCCCTTGATTCCTTCCCAGATGCCACCGAAGAAATCAACCACGCCGTCGAAGGATGCAGTCACACCTTCTTTCGCACCGCCGAAGATGCCCTTGAAGAAATCAACGATGGGCTCGAAGATAGCTTTTACGCCGTCCCACAAGCCCTTGAAGAAATCAACGAGCGGGCTGAAGATGTTCTTGATGCCTTCCCATGCGTTCTTCAGCAGATTGATAATTCCGTCCCAGACCGTGCCGGCAGTATCCTTGATGGACTGCCATGCACCGGAGAAGTCGCCCGTAATCAGCTTGACGAATGCGTCCGTCAATCCTGCGATGGTGTCGAGCACCACTCCAATGGTGTCGGAGATAGCCTGGAATGCTGTTTCAAAAACAGGAGCAAAGTAATCACAGAATGTCTTCCAACCATTCTTGACCGCTTCCATGCCGGTTGCGAATGCTTCCTTCAGTGGTTCAAGCACCTTCGCAAGCGGAGCAAGCGCCGTCTTCATCTTCGAGACGAAATCGCCGACCTTCTGCTTCAGCCCGTCCCAGATGGATATCATCTTCTTCCGGAAGTCCTCATTGTTCTTCCAAAGCGTCGTGAAAATGGCTGCCAGTGCTGCAATCGCTGCAATTACCGCTGCGACAGGAGCAGTGATTCCGGAAAGTGCAGTTCCTACCGCCTTGCCCACCGTAGCAACTACAGTTTTAATCTTTCCAAGCGTGCTGACAATCTTGGTGGCGTTGCTCATCACCTTACCGACAGAAGTTGTCAGTTTTCCGAGCACTGTCAGTACCGGACCGATTGCAGCAGCAATTCCGGCAATCTTGGCGATGGTGGTCTTCGTCTTCGAGTCGAGATTGTTCAACTTCTCGATGAATTTGGTGAAGCCCTGCACCGCACTCCTGACCTTCGGCATAAGGATCTCGCCGAAGCTGATTGCCAGACCTTCCAGTGCGCTCTTCAGCAGGGTCGTGTCGCCCTTCAGATTATTGAGCATCGTGCGCGCCTGTTTCGCAGCAGATCCGCCCGCCCCGCTGATGGCAGCGTTGAAGTCCTCAACCTCTTCCGTTGTCGAGGCCGTCATGTACTGGAAGCCACGTAAGCCATTCGTGGTGAAAATTGTGTTCAGCAGTGCGTTCTTCTGTTCATTAGTATATCCGGACATCGCCTGCTGAAGGTCGACCATGACAGCGTCAAGGTCTCTTGCACGGCCGGATTCGTCATATGCGGATACGCCGAGTTCATCGAGTGCCTGTTTCGCCTTGTCAGTCGGAGCGTACAGGTCTGTCATGGTACGATTCAGCGTGGTCGCAGCTTCCGATCCCGTGACATTCATCTGCGCCAGACGGAGCAAGGAAACCACGGTGTTTTCCGCAGTCTGTCCGTAAGCATTGGATGTGGCAGAAGCATCGCTGAACGCAGCGCCCAGAGCATTGACGTCCGTCTTCGCCTGCGTCGCGCCCATGGCAATCATGTCAGCGTATTTCTGTGCGTTGTCCATGCTGTCGCCGAATCCTGCGACCGCACCCGTGACATACGTTGCAGCCGTGCCCATATCAATGGATCCTGCTGCTGCAAGGTCGAGGACATGGGGCAGGACAGCAATCTGGTCCTCAGCGTTTAAGCCTGCCTGCGCCAGAATATTGAATCCCTGCGCTGCCTCTGCTGCCGAGAATGATGTCGTTGCGCCCAGTCGCTTAGCCTCTGCGGAAATAGCCACCAGCTGCTGCTGATATTCTTCAGCTGAATCCTCAGTGATACCCATGGACGCAGCGACCTGCGACATCGCCGTGTCAAAATTGGAAGTCGCCTTAACTGCAGCAGTCGCAGCGCCGACGACCGGAGCAGTGACGGCAGCAGTCATGGCAGTGCCGATACCAGTCATCACCTTGCCGGCAGCCTGGACTCCCTCGCCGTACTGCGCTATCTTGTCGACCGCCGATTTCGAGTTCTTCGCCTGCGTCTCGAGGGACTTCAGTTTCTGCTCCGTCTCAACGATTTCTCGCTGAAGAGCGTCGTACTTATCCGCTCCGAGATTGCCTTCTTCGAGCTGCTTCTTTGCCTGCGCCTGAGCGGTCTTCAGGGCAGTCAGCTTATTCTTTGTCGTATCAATATTCTGCGCAAGGAGCTTCTGCTTCTGCGCAAGTAATTCCGTGTTCTTCGGGTCCAGCTTCAGCAGCTTCTCCACATCCTTGAGGGAGGTCTGCGTCTTGCTGATGTTGGTATTAACGGATTGCAGGGCCTTATCTAGCCCGGTCGTCGATCCGTTAATCTCAACGGTAATTCCCTTAACTCTATTTGCCATGCCGTTTCCTCCCTCTGGCATCGTCAGAATCTATCAAATTCTTCCTGACCGGCCACCCGGTCATACTCGCAGTCATCATTTCCCTTTTCCGTCAGCATATCGAGGACCATGCCCATCGTGAGCAGTTCCATGTCCCTCAGTGATATGCCAATCTCAACGCACCGGAGCATGAATAGTGGTGTGGTCAGCTCTCTTTCTGAGTGACCGGCTTCCTTTTTTTTGGCTCGACATCTGTCTTATTATTCGCGCCCCACAGATCCAGAATGACCGGGAGCACCTCATAGATGCTGAACATGCTGAACTGGTCAAGCCATTCGTCGATACTGTTTGGTATCGTGTTGTCCGCGTGGTATGCCATGATATACGCGACATTCTCAAAGATCTCCAGATCATCAATGCTGAAGTTCTGCGTCCCGTCCTCGTCTCCGACAACATCAACCGCAGCCTTTCGGAGCTTGTCCATGTCCCTGATAATGTCTCTGCCAAACTTCATACGGTACATACGCGGAATGACCGCAGATGCACGAAACGTGATTTCCTTGCCATCAATCTCTACTGTCCTTTTGAGCATGTGATCCTCCTATATCTCAAAACAACTATTCATACCAAAAAACAGGCAGCCGAGTCACCCCTGCTGCCTGTGTGGAATCATTATGTTGTTGTGCCTGATACTTATCAGCCGTTGCTTGCTGCGCTGGCTTCGTATACGGCATCATACCATCCGGTATATGTCGCGTCTGTCGTGGTCACATCGTCGCCGGTCTTTGCCTTGACCTTCAGGTCGCTCGGTCTCGGGTCGCAGCTGATAGACAGGGACTCAGTCACCGGAGTGATGCTGGTCTCCTTTGTCTGAGACGCGATGGACGGACGGGATACTGTGCAGCTGTACATGACGTGACGGATTGCTTTCTTGTCGCCGTCGAACTCAAACAGCAATGCGAATACTACCGGATCAGAGCTGTCAGCAGATTCCGTCAGCACACCATTGGCGTCCTTGACCTCTTTCAGGATATCGGTGCGGAAAGATTCCGGAACCAGAGCGATTTCCAGTGTGCCGGAGTATCCATTGTTTGCTTCGGATCTGTAATAGACGATTCCGTCAGCGTAGAAGGGAGTCATTTCACCCTGCGCATCCAGGGACAGGTTGACCGCGCCCGGAATGGCTACCGGAGTTGCGTATGTGTAGACACCGCCCTCACCCACGGTTGCTTTTGCATAATGCACATTCTTTAAATTGTATTTAATCTTATTCGGATTCGCTGTCGGCATATAGTACCTCCATTTCATACAGAACCTCATACATCTTCTCACCCGGAATCCATGTCTCGCTCCGGTCGTAAAAGATGCCGTGGCTCGTTAATATAGTTTCGATTACTCGCTCAAGCTCCGGATCCTTGTAGTCCGTATAGAGCTCGAAGTCGAGTGCGGTTACTTCCGCATATGTTGTGCCGTCTGCGGAAAAGTTATTGTCTCCCGGAAACCGGAAGATAAGGAAAGGCGGGTCCGGAGACTCCCCTTCTGAAAAATGGTCGTAGGCAACCGGCAGGCCGGCTTCCTCAGCCATCTCGACTATTTCGTCATAGGTCATACCGTTCACCCCTTCGCCAATACTTTGTTCAGATCGTTGATGAACTTTTCTTCCGCTGCGTCCTGTGCAGGACCAATGTGCGGATAAGCCTTCGTCCGTCCACCGCCTCGCTTCGCATGCCCGTTTTCGAGCAAGTGCGTAATACTGCCACTTCTTCCGGACGCGTATACAAGCATGCCCACCTTGCTCGAGCTCTCCTTGGATTTCTTCTTCTTCCAGCTCTTGCTGTAAGAACCTGTATTCTTAGGAGCCCTCTCGTTTATGACTCGCTTAGCGGTATTTCCGGCCTCGTCAATAGCAGATTCCATTCCGTCAAACACAACGTTCTTGTACTCAGCCAGCATCTTGTTAACTTCAGAGGCGAGGTTGTCAACTTTGATGTTCATGCACTCGCCTCCCCGTCGTACACTGCTTTAAACTTCATCGTCTTGTACTGATAGTTCATCGGGTCCACGGACGTGATGTTGTAGTAACTGTTCCCGTGCCTGATACGGTATTCCTTCGCGGTCACATCTTTCAGTTCCGAGCAATACCGGCACTCGAAGCTGCGCGGACGGTTCTCCTCCGTCACCACTGCCCCCGCTGCCGTGTGTTCGTCCGTAGCGATGTATGTCGATATGTATGCATGGCATGCGTAATGGTCAACCCATGCTGAGCGGTGATTCTTGTACCTGTCCACGATGGTCTCGTGCTTCTGGAAGATAATCACCTGATTGTATCGTGCAATCCGTGTATCCATCAGAACACCCCCTCGCGGATGTCAAAGAGAATCGCCCGGAGCGTCATCGCCAGTCCGTGATGGTCTGCTTCCTCGCGATGCTCGTAGAAATATCCGATTGCGAACAGAACTGCAATCCTGAGGATACTTCTCATCGCATTCAGCTGCGCCACCGTCGTGACCTTGCCACGAATCATCGGGGCATCATCTTCCGTCGTGTAAGATCCGCAGATTACATCCCAGTCGGGCGGATCCAGACGGGCAATATCCATACACAGCGTTTCCGCAGCAGGAATGAGCGTGCTGATAAGTGCTTCTTCATCTGAGGAGTCCACCCTCAGATACTGTTTGGCCTCACCGAGGTCTATAAGAGCCATGGCCTCCTCCTTTCATATCGTCATTCAGCGATAAGTCCCGCCGTCCGCAGCTTTGCGAGGAGCGAATTGAAATCGTCCTTCAGCTTGGCCACGGTTGTAGCGGTACTGTCCGGCTGTGGTTCAGCGGTTAATCCGGTGATATGGCCGTCACCTTCGAACCGCAGTTCTCCGCCGATTACCAACACATTACCGCCGGGTTCAATATAGTTCTTGGTGTTCGCCATCATCAATCACCTCAGGATGCTTTCTGTGTGAGAACCTTAACCGCCTCTGTCAGCACGAGCTTACCATCGACACGCTCCATACCCAGGAATCCGACCTGACCAGTTGCTGCATACAGTTCATTCAGCTTCTTGAAGCTGCGGGACTGACGGTCAGCAATCCAGTAGTAGCTGAGGTCGCCGAACATGATAGACTTCGCAGATGCTGCCATTACCGGCATGTATGCGGAAGTGTAGATCGGACGGCCCATCAGCATATCAGGCGTTCCTGCTGCCAGAGACGGCTGCCAGATGTAATCTCCCTGACCGGTCTTCAGCTTGCGGATTGCCTTAACAGTGGAATCGTTCAGCACCCAGACCGCTTTCTTTCTGTACGGTGCATTCAGCGCGTAGAACAGATCCATGATCTCTTCTGCCGTTACAGCCGTAGCAGATGCAGCAGTCACGCCTGCGGATACAGATGTCAGCACGCCGGTCGGCTTGCCGGTGCCGTTGCCGGTGAAGAATGCAGCTTCCTCAGCAGCACCGATTCTGCGAGCGAACTCCTTGCTGATGTAGGTTTCCAGATTGAATACGGAATCATTCAGCAGCTCTTCGGAAACCTTGATCATGGTACCGAGCTTGTAAGCTCCGATGGAAACCTGACCGAATGCGTCGTCAGATTCTGTGTATGCGCCTTCCTCATCAATCCAGGAAGCAGTGCCCTTGGTAGCGACTACCGGGATCTTTCTGTCTCCGGAAGATGTGCGGATAACGTGTGCGAGCCTACGGAAGATGTTCTCCTCTTCCAGAGCCTCAACCAGAGTCCTTTCAAACTCATCCGGTACGAGATAGCCACCCTCGGAGTCAGTGCCGACCTGAAGTGCATTCATGATGCCTGCTGTCGGAACTTTGCTTCTCATCATGTTCCAGTAGCTTGCGCGATACTCATCGGAAGCACGACCGGTCTTCTCTTCGCCTGCTGCCTTGCCCGGCTTAGTGGTGATCGGATCACTGACCGGACGATTCAGCTCTGCGTCGATAGCTGCCTGACGCTCAAGTCTCTCGATCTCTTTACCCAGGTTAACGACATCCTGCTCCATGCGGTCGTATGTCGCTGCATCCTCAGCAGACAGCATGCCGTCAGTGCCTCTCTTGGAATCCAGGAAACTCTTCGCTGCATCCCATGCTTTTGCTCTCTTCTCTCTCAGTTCAAGGATCTTATTCATATGTATGTCCTCCATTAGTACCTCAGCAGATTCAGGCGCTGTTCGAGCGCATCCGCTGACACTCTGTGCTCATCTTTGACGGGTTCCTTAAGTGCCACTTTGGATCTGATGGAGTTCGTCACAGTCATCGGGGTGAAAGCCATTGCCACGGTCTCTCCGCCCTCCTGCTCCTGCTCAAACAGGATCTTGTCCGCGAATCCAAGCTCTACAGCCTTATTCGCGTTCATCCATGTTTCAGCGTCCATCATGTGGCTGATCTTATCCCGGCTCAGGCCGGTCTTGATCTCATAGGCATTGATGATCGACTCCTTGACTTCGTCCAGGGTTTTGATTGCCTTCTTCATCTCTTCGGAGTCGCCCCAGACCGCCGTACTGGGGTTGTGTATCATCAGCATGCTGACTGGAGACATGTGCACCTCCGTACCTGCCATGGCGATGACAGACGCAGCAGATGCAGCGATTCCGTCAATCTTCACGGTCACGTCAAAGGGATAGTCCATCAGCATGTTGTATATCTGCGCAGCAGCGAAGACATCTCCGCCCGGGCTGTTGATCCATACGGAAATCGGGCCGGTACCGTCATTCAGTTCTGCGCGAAAATCGGCAGGCGTAACTTCGTCACCCCACCACGATTCTTCTGCTATCGGGCCGGACAGACGGAGCGTTCGCTCACCGGTATCCTGATCCCGAATCCAATTCCAAAACTTCTTCATGTATTCCTTTCCTCCGTTCTCGGGCTCGCCGTGTGCGTCAAACCAGTCATTGATGACCGCCTTCCACGCGTCCTTATCGGGCCTCATGTCATCGCTTTCGAGATGCTCCATGCATTCCTTCTTGGTCGCGCGGATGAAGATCTGCTCAACCTCAAGCCCCTCGAACATAGCCATGATGTTCTCCGTCGGCCATCTGGTGCAGACCCACATCACGCCCACGGCGCCGTCTTCCTTCGCCCGGTCAACTATGTCTTTCCGGAGCGACATAAGCACGTTGTGCCCTGCGTGATGCTCCGTCAGATGCTGTGTTCTGGTCGTGCTTGCCAGTACCAGACGATCGAAGTCATATATCAGGTCATCCTTCCCGGCATTGCTGAGGCAGTACGTTGTCTTTCCGCTACACGGGCAGCCGTACACTAACTTCACCTTCACGACCGGCCACCTCCGCTCTGGGCCTTGCCGGCTGCATATGCGCCCGCCATCGGCAGTGGAAGCATATTTCCGTTCACCAGATACAGATCTCCACCGTCCTCAGCGCTGATTTCGTCCATGTCCTCAAGCCTGCGGATATCGTTGGCGGACATCCAGCCGTTCTGGCGCCCGATTGCGTATCCTTCCATTCGGCTCTTGTAGTCGCCACGGAGCAGACCGTCCACGTTGAATTTCGCGAAGTAGCGCTGCTTCTCCTCTTTGGTGAAGAGGGACCGGAAGATTGCACTCTCCCATCGGCAGACCCACGGATCCAATGTGTACTTCACGAATTCAAGGCTCTGCTGCTCAATGTTGGAGAAGCTGGATTTCTCAAGATCTCCGATCATGTGCGGAGGCACTCGGAAGATTCTGGCGATTTCATCGACCTGGAATTTCCTCGTTTCAAGGAACTGCGCCTGTTCTGGAGCAAGTGTAATGGGCGTGTACTTCATGCCCTCTTCAAGCACGGCAACCTTGCCGGCATTGTGACTGCCCCTGAACGCTGCGTTCCATCCGTCGCGGATCTTGTTCGGATCCTTGATCGTTCCTGGATGTTCCAATACCCCGCCCGGCGTGGCGTCGTTCGCGAAGAACTTCGCCGAATATTCGTCACAGCTGATTGCCGTGCCGACCGCATTCTTCGCCATGGCAATCGGGCTGTATCCAATCAGTCCGTCAAATCCCAGACCGGGAATATGCAGGACATCTTCCGGGCGCAGGTAGACGGTTCCGGGCTGCATCTGGCTGCCTTCGTCGTTCTGCTTCTGGTAGGCGTAGTACAGCCTGCCGTCCGCGTCCCTGTCGACCGTCATGCGGTCAGGCATGAGCGGATACAGCCCGACGACCTCGCCCCTGCCATTCCGGATAATCTGGCTGTAGGCATTTCCCCACAGCAGCAGGTGTGTCATGGATGTCTCGCGGAAGGTGAAAGAACTCATTTCCGGATTAGGCTCATCGTGCAGAATCGAATAGAGCGGATGATCATACGCCCGCTCCTTCCCGCCGTTCCGGTCATACCGATACAGATGCAGGGGCATTCCTGCGATTGCCTCGGACAGCACGCGCACGCACGCATAGACTGCCGTGACCTGCATGGCAGACATCTCCGTCACGTGCTTGCCGGATGCGGATGTGCCCATCCAGAAATACCGGCTCATGCCTGCTAAGCTGTTCTGGGGCTCGCCCCGTATCTTCGCTATTGCTGTCTTCAAAATTCCCATGGCTCATTTCCTCCATCAAAAAACGAGCAATCCTCTGGTGTCATAGACACTTTCGGTGCTCGTATTTCCGCATCTGATCGCCCGGTCAAGTCCCATGATCGTAGCGATGATGCCGTCTATCTTTTCCGTTGATTTAGCCTTATCTGCTTTGATATTTCCTGCCGGATCCGTGCGAATCACGACATTGTCCACCATCCATCGCAGGACGGGATTCCCGCCGTGAGCAATCTTCTGCTCAAGGACCAGCTTCATCAGTTCCTTGGTTGGTGGAGACATGTCCTTGAAGCCCTGTCCGAACGGCACGACAGTGAAGCCCATGCCTTCGAGGTTCTGCACCATCTGCACGGCGCCCCAACGGTCGAATGCGATTTCCTGTATATTGAACCGCTCTCCCAGTTTCTCGATGAAGTCCTCTATATATCCGTAATGGATGACGTCGCCCTCGGTGGTCTGAATCATGCCCCGGCGCTCCCAGACGTCATACGGAACATGATCACGGCGCACGCGGACCGGCACATTGTCTTCCGGAATCCAGAAGTACGGCAGGACCGCATATCTGTCATCTTCATCCTGTGGCGGAAACACGAGAACGAATGCTGTGATGTCAGTTGTTGACGACAGATCAAGTCCGCCGTAGCAGATGCGCCCTTCAAGCTCCCGTTCGCTGACAGGGAAATTGCAGGCGTCCCACTTATCCATCGGCATCCACCGGACTTCCTGCTTCATCCATTGATTTAGACGCAGCCACCGGAATGTCATTTCGTCCGCAGGGCTCTGCTTCGCCTCACGGTATGCATCCCTCATGCGCTCAATATCAATCGTGTATCCGACACTTGGATTAGCCTTCATCCAGTTCCGTTCATCTTCCCAGTCCTCGTCATCGCCCAGGCTGTACACGACGGGGTAGAAGACCGGGTCGCACAGCCGGCCTTCCAGAACGTCAAGCGCCTTCCGGTGCAGTTCATACGCCACGGAATTCCGGTCAGTGCCGGCTGTCGTGATGATGAAATGCAGAGGGTTCTGGCGGGCGTCTGATGTGCCCTTGGTCAGGACGTCATACAGCTTCCGGTCCTTCTGGACATGGATCTCGTCAAAGACCAGTCCGGAAATGCTGAAGCCGTGCTTTCCGCCAACCTCAGCAGACAGCACCTGATAATATCCGGAATTGCTGAAATTAACGAGGCGCTTCGTCGAGTCGATGATCTTCGTACGCTTCATCAGCGCCGGAGACATCTCGACCATGCGCTTCGCCACATCAAAGACGATTGACGCCTGCTGACGGTCGGCAGCTGCGCCATAGACCTCTGCGGACGGTTCATTGTCTGCATACAGCAGATACAGAGCGACGGCAGCAGCCAGTTCGCTGTTGTGCGTCGGCACCATCGAACGCCCTGCCAGATAGCAGTGACTTTCACTGTCCACCTGTATGCACTGCATCGGAATGCCGCTTCCGATATTCTCGATGCTTTTGATGTAATGATATCCGTTTCTGGTACAACCTTTTCGTGGAATCCTTCTATTAAGATATCTCGGTATCTTTGATACAGGCATATCATTAAAAGCGACAAAGCGAATGGTATATAACGTTTCTCCTGTCGGCCTTCCGTGACACATGCTTTCACTCTCGGTCATGTTGTTTTTGATACCAAGAGACCACAAAAGTTCCCTTATACTTTCCATCAAAGGTTTCAAAACACCGTTTATGATGGCCTGTCCTTTTGTCATTGAGATGTGTCCATCAGAATCAATGAGCCCTGCGAGAAGTTCCCACCGCTGTTCCTCAGAAGCTCGAAGATATTCCGGTGGAATGATCTTGTCTCTCCAACTATCGACAAGTACAGCCTCAAGTTCTTTGTACCATACTACTTGCGATCTTCCGTCGCCGTTCTTATATGCGTTATACGGTGTGTATGGAATTGCACGAAGTATGTACTTCGCGTCATTATCATACATACACACGCGCTTCTCTGATGACCATCCGTCTCCGAGCCAGATTCCAAACGTATAAGGATCAAGCGGAAGCCTTGCCGTACCTGTTTTAATCGGCCCACAAATTTTTATTCTCACTGGGCTCCGCTGATTATCGTTTTGGCAGCTCGGAAGATTCCATTTTTCGCAAATCTCTTCGGATGTCATAATGACATCGTATTTATGCTTCCCGTTGATATAATCGACTTTCCACTGGTGGTTCGCGCCGGCAATGATTTCAGAATCATCCTGGAACACAATGCGAAATGCATCCTCTTTCGTATCTACTTCAGATTTTGCAATCACATTACATGGCTCACCAGTATCGGAAAGAACAACATCTCCAACTTGCAAATCCCCCATTGTGCTCCACCCTGTTGGAGTCGGTATTGGGGTATCTAGCCGAAGTTCTTTCCCGTTCTTCTTAGGAATCTCGATAAATGCCGTCCGGAACTGCCGGTACCCGTCCGGTTTAACGATCCCGAAGATATCCCGGATTAGCTGTTCCTGCCACGGCAGCAGCCAGAAATGCTTTCCGGCCCATTTGCCCTTCGTGTGACAGAGGTTCTCGATGAACCGCACAGCCCTGTCCGCCTTCTGCGCGTCGTAATGGTTCTCCGGCAGCATGAACCGTGACGGGACATAATCTTTCAGCTTGGGGTAATCCGCCGGTCTCTCTGCCATCAGCCTACACCAAGCAGAGCTTCCATATCATCGGCAGCAGTAGTGCTGGTCGAATTGCCTGCGATGATCTTCGAGCGTGACGATGGTGTCAGCCCGAACTCACCGGCGAATTGCAGCATCTTGCTCTGACAGGTCTCCGAGATAGCCACCCACGGGCTCTTCCTGGTCCCGCCGGCAGCAGTCCATGTGATAGCCCCGTCCGCAAGTATCTGCGCCTCTGCTTCCTTCCATTTGGCATAATTCTGGCAGTACCCTGCGAAAGCAGCCATGTCAACTTCCGTCAACACTCCCATCCTGTTCATCGTCTCAGCGAGCCTGTTCCACTCCTCTTTCGCCTCCGGCATCAGCCAGTCGGGGCAGGTCGGCATTCCATGGCCCGGGTCAGGTTCATGCGCGTTCAAATCCCGCTTGCCGGGGTTGCCTTCGAGCAGCTTAAGGGCTGTCGGTTTCGGCTTTCGTGCCATGCAAATCCCTCCTTTCAATACATTTGTGCTCAATCAGACTAGTTACATATAATTTTGGGTGACATTTAGTGCCAAATTCTGCGATTTTTCACGCGAAGG